TTTCATCGTGCGCTAGCAATCTAAGCTTCTCACCATCATAACTGTTGTCGCCCGTGTTCTTCCAGTCGATAGTGGTATCTAATCCCTTTAAAGCCCTCCTTTCTTGTTTGTTCTCAATAGTTTTCCTAGTAAGCTTAGACGCTGGCACCCGATATGCTAATTCTGTTTTTGGTCTATCCATACCATCTTGTATCGGTTTAAAAAAGAAAGGATAGTTTATTGATATTGGTACTATTTTATCTGTAAACATTTTCTTCGCATCAGCACCTGTTTTGGATAATACACCAAATCTTGCGTCTGAAGAAACTGTTGCTTGGTTTACTACTTCGCTTGAAGCCATGAAAGAGAAACCAGATCTCCTATTTTTAAGGTAGCACATTCCGTAACACCTATAATCTGCTTTGCAAGCTTCCCAAAATATAAAGAATAATCTATTAGACTCTCTAAAGTCTGCTCTACCAACATCTATCTTGCTCCATTTCAAATACATCCAGTGAGAACCTGTTATGTATGTATCTACACCATTGTTCTTAAACCAAAAGCCATCTTCTCTTTTATTAAACTCGTCTTCAATATAACCAGACCATTTTTCTTTAAAATGAGTTGGGTAATCATCCCACTCGAATATTGTCTCTATCTGCTTTAATTCATTTGGTATTTTTTCAGCAGTCCAAGTTTTATTCTCAAACTCTTTAACTTTCTTAGGTGCTAAAGGCAAAGCTATTTTAAGGTTTTGTATTTCATAAACCTCACCCACCTGCCCAGTTCTACTTATAACTATAACATCGTGGTCTTCGTTATAACCATACTCCCAGGCTTTCTTTTTGTTTAACCTATGAAGATCGTTAGCTCTTATATGATCTACAACCTTGTACAACGTCTGTTTATAAGCCATTATTTAGATCTTCTTTCTGCAAAACCTGAAAAAGCCTCTTTCTTTTCTTCTTTAGGTTTGTTATCCAACAACCTCTCCTCTTCTTCTATTCTAGTTAGTATCTCAAAAGCGTCAAGTATGCAAAGTTTCTTAGTAGCCGCGGCATTCTTCAAACGGTCAGCAGTAATATCGTCTCCGGTATCAACTATCTTTTCTTTAGCCACTTTTATTAATTCGTCTACAGCTTTATACCCCGCTTCTATGATATTCCTTTTCTTTTCCTTTACGTCCATATATAATACAAATAGATTTATAAGTTACCCTATATAACCTCTGATCGTCTATAATAAACTCATACTCACTATCTGGTGTGAAACCTATTATACTGCCTTTAGTTATACCATTCTTTATCATATCAGAGTTTGGGTATACTACTTCTCCGATGTTTTGTTTCTCGTTAGATGTTTCCCAGTTGTCATCGTTAGCTATTGGCTTAACGAAGCAAAAACCTTTTAAAGGCTTCCAATCACCACCTGGTCTCTTGTACATGAATATTTGATCTGAGAAAACGAAGTATTGATCTTCCTTGTAATAGCTTTTACTATTAACCTCATCTCCATGAACATTATACATTCTCCTAAAAACATTGTGGTGAACTATAACTTCGTCACCAGCCTTTATATCTGTCTTTTCTAATATTGGTGATTCTATGACAATAGCCCTTCTACTAGTAAACTCATGGTTTTGTATCTGGGTGTTTATTATTATGCTATCACCATCTACTTCTTTGGTATTATTGTACCTACCTTTTATTGGTTCTATGATAAAATTATATAAACTCCTCATTAGTAATTTAAGCTATATTCAACACTAATTGCCATGTTCTTATTAAACTCCTTCCAAGGTTTTAATTCATTCCCTTTTTGGATCCAGATAACATACTTATCATCTAGCTCTACAATTTCAACTATAACATGTCTACCAAAAACTTCTTGATCTAAAGAATAATGCATTGCATCTAGCTTGTAATCACGACCAATAGAGATCTTTCTTATTAAATTCATTTGATTAAATTTGTATGACAATAGGCCTTCAATATTATAAGTATTAGGCCTAATGTCACAGTTTTTATTATCTTTCTTTATCTTTATACATGTCCTCTATTGCTTTATTATATACTTTATCCGTATAACTACGGTTTTTATAAAAAACACTGCTTTCCAATACGGGTATGTTTTCTTCTCCCGCCAGAATTTTATAAATTCGGGTTATAAGATATTTAGCTTTTCTAGAGACTTGATATATTGTATACTTCTGTGTCGTGTTATTCCTATTTCTCCAAACATCGATCCATCCATCTCTTCTTAACCTCTCCCATCTATGTTTATCCCATGTGTATACAAATGTACCATCTGTAAAATCATTCCTTGTAAATTGTCCTACGGACTCTAGATATATTATAAGCTCTAAATCTGCATCTTTTATTTTATTCTGCTTACATGCCCATTTTCTTACCAATCTGTAATACTTTAAGAAATGCATGTCCTTTATGTCTCTACCTGAGATCTTCCTCATTCTTCCACTATTACAACATCTTGCATTCTTATAACATATAATAAACCTCCGTTTTCTGAGGGCACTCCATGTCCAGCATGTTTATCATAATAAACAATATTACCTTCTTTTAACCCTTGTACATTAATACCAAAATTTATGACTTTGCCTTTTAAGTATCTAACATCGGAAGTAGGATCAACTCCTGGTAATTCAAAATCACCGACCTTCCTAGGCGCTTCTTTTATTTTATCTACAATTATGTAGTGATTGTATGCTTGCATGTTTATTTGATTTAATTTAATTCTTGAGCTAAACGCTTGTTACTTATTACACAGTCTGCTGATATTATAGTTTTAGCTACACTAACCGCGTTTATCAAAGCTGTCTTAGTTACCAACGCTGGATCTATAATACCATTATGATACATATCTACAACATATCCAGTTGTAACATCGACTCCTAGACCTTGCTCTTCTATTTTAAAATCGCTGTGATTTAATCCAGCATTTTCTAATATTATTTTAAAAGGACTGGTTATAGAATTAAAGAATACCGCTTCGCCAACACTTAGATCTTTGCCGTATGTATTAAAATAAGCCGCGTTTAATAAAGCAACTCCTCCTCCAGGTACCACACCATCTTTTAAAGCCGCTTTAGTTGCCGCAATAGAATCATCAACCCTATCTTTCTTTTCCTTTAGTTCAACTTTACTATTAGCACCAACGTGTATAACACCAACTGATCCTGACAACATAGCCAATCTTTGCTCTAACTTTTTCTTTATAAAACTGTTCTTTTCCTTTTCAATCTTTTTTTCAACAAGACCGATACGTTCAGTTGCGTCATCTGGGACATTCTGGATCGTTATAACGGACATTTTTTGATCCGTAATACATTTCAATGCCGATCCCAAAACTGATTCATCTATGAGATCTAAATCATCACCAAGTGCTTCATCAACTATCTTAGCTCCAGTTAAAGCTGCTAGATCTTCCATTGTATCTCTTTTGGTAGAACCAAATCCTGGTTGATCTATAACATTTACCATCATATTGCCCTTAGCTTTGTTAGCCATAAGTGCAGATAATGGTTGTTGAGCTAAATGCCCTATTATTAATAGAGGTTTTTTCTTTTTCATTGAAAACTCTACAACCCTTAAAAGTTTCCTTATATTGGTTATTTCATTTGCTAGTAGTAAAACATAAGGATTTTCTAATATAGATTTATCCCTATCATCATTTGTGGAAAAATGGATATTCTTTAAACCACTATCAAATTGTATTCCATCAACAGTATCAAAGTACGTTTCCTCTGTTTCTGACTCCTCCATCAATACTAAACCGTTCTTACCAACAGCTAGATAAGCATCTGATATGATCTTACCTAGCTCCTTGTCGTTGTTGGTAGATATTGTTGCAATATCAAGTAGTTTGTCATCTGTAACATCCCTTTTTATCTTGTCGATGTACTCTAATGTCTTTTTTAAGCCAGAATCTAAACCTGCTTTTATATCTCTTAAGTTATTATCTTTAAGATTAGCCTTTGCGTTTACTAGTAGGGCATGAGCAAGGACGGTAGCTGTGGTTGTACCGTCTCCCGCCTGCCTAACGGTGTCTCTAGCAACTTCTTTTACCATTTGTGCTCCCATGTTTTCTACGGGATCCATTAGAATGATTGATTCAGCGACCGTAACACCATCTTTGGTTATTACAGGTCTTCCCATCCCGTCCTCATATATTACACATTTGCCAGAAGCGCCGAGCGTAGATCTTACTGCGTGAGCTAATTGCTCAACACCTTTCATTATCCTATCACTTGCGTCGTTTCCAAAGTTTAAATCTTTGACGATTTCACTTGGTAAGTTGTATTCCATTTTTTAAAAATTTAATTAAATATGATTATTACCTCTAGTTATAGTATCGCTTGATACTAGTAAATATTAATTTAAACGCTTATCTAGCCACCAAGCTGCGGCCAAAAACAATCCTAATAAAGCAATCCACAACCAAGGGTTAGGTTTTTTGCTTTTAGTGTCTTTAGTTTTGTTCTTGGTAACAGTTTCTTTTTCTTGTGTATCTGTAATTTCTTTTTTAGAATTATCGTTAATTATAGCTGTGCTATCACTTTGTGTTTCTATAATTGTTATTTTAGTATTTTTAAAAGTTTTACCATTATAGGTACTTTCTTTATCTGGCACTATAGATTCTATGATTTTAGAACTACCCACCTTAGTTATCCTCACATTTGTCTGAATATCGTTCTGTAGCTTTAGAACTATCTCCCGTAATTCTTCTGTTCTTGCCTTTTGAAGCTGCATTTCTACTTTTCTTGTTCCGCAACTTGTAACGAGAATAACTAATATAATTAAGCTCCATTTTTTCATTATCTTTTATCTATAAATTCCACATACCTGGTCTTATTTTTTCCCCAAAAGTCTTTATACTTTTCAGCTTTTAATACTTGACCCTTATTATTTCCAGGAACATAAGAGACATGAACCCAGCTTGGTTCGTTGTCATCTCCAAATTCCCATATTAATTGCTTGAATTGCAGTTGATCTTTTATATAGTAAAATATTTGAGAATTAGTAACACCACCAAGTACATCATCCAAGTCCATGGCATTGCCGTTAGGATGGTCTGAAGTAGAACTACCACCTACTCTAACATTTAATTTTGGGTGCCTAAAAAAACTTGACACAAATATAGGAACTTTAAAAGCATTTCTAAGAGGTTCAAATACATTGTTAGCTATTCTGCGCATGTTTTCTAACTGTACAGTGTTAGGATGGTTTTCTATACCATATCTAATAGCTGCGTTTGACCTTATAGCTTCCTTGTACGAAATATGTTTACTTATTTTTTCCATGTTATTATTATAAATATTGATAATGGTAAAGCAGCTAATACCTCTCCCCAAGCTATAGAGTAGATACTTGTAAGAAATCCTATTAAAAATCCACCAACTCCAAAACATAATCCAATAAAAGCCCAAGTATGGCCTTTCTTGCTGATAGGATACGTCATTAATCCTAGATAACCAGAGGCTATTGCTAATCCTGTTGATATTAAATGCAGACTCTCTACAATAGCTAATTCACTATTTACGCTAAAAGCTATTACACCACCGAACAAGTATGCCGTAAGTCGTAAACTATGCTCTAGCCTAAACTCTTTTATAAGAGGGAATTTACTTATTACTTCTAACTTATCCGGATGTGTGAACGAGGCTATCATTAGTGCTGATGATATGCAAAACAAACATCCATATAATAAAAAGTCATGTGGATTTCCAGCACTTTGACTCCATGAAGGACTCAAATTCAATATAGACATAACCACACCTAGCGCTACAGCTAGTATAGTTAATATGTATACATTTAATTTTGCGTGTTTCATCTGTTTCTTTTTAATTGTTCCAACTCTTTTTTAATCTGGTACATTTGGTCGGAGTTTAATGTATCTATATGTGACATTCTTTTAAGCTCGTTAAGAACTTCTTTCTGAAAAGATTTATCTTCCGCGGCTTTCATCTGCTGTTCAAAACCCGTCATAGCTTCTTCTACATGGTCTTTAATTTCTTCTTTTTGACTTGGATTATCAAACATTAATGCTCTTGATTGATAGTCAACAGCTTCTTCTGCTGCTTCATCAGCTTTCCAATCGGTGTAGAATTTAAAACCTCCGGCTAAACCAGTTAATATTAGGGATGCAACAATTCCTAATAACCATACTAATAATTT